GAATGCCGAACACTCCTGCAGTAATAACTCCGCTCTTGATCTTCTGCAGCTTCGAGGTCTTGTTGATGGGCTCTTCGACGTTGGTCTGGTTGTGGCTCATAATAAACTCCTTGATAGCTGTGGTTTCATTATTAGCCATGTAAATCTTGCGAACAAAAATAAGAGCCCGTGTTAGGGGCCCTTACTTTTAGAACTTTTGTGGGAAATCATTTTGGATCTTGGCGACAGTTTTATCCATGCGTTCAATCATCTCATCTGTGCTGCGCTGTACACGCTTTATATACTTCCTGTCCTGCCATTTGAATACGACATAGACAGTTCCGTAAATTGCGCTTACAGCACTAGCGACGGCAAGAATGATCTTAACATCTTCTTTAGTCTCTTCGTCCATAATTACTCCTTAGTAGTAGGTCTCATTATACCCGATGTAATATCTGCGACCTGTACCAAATTCTCCCCCCGGGGATTTTTAGACAAAAAAATATGAGGAGTCACGTTTGCGACTCCCCACATTTCTTAAACTCTTTCGTCAGGTCTACTTCACCTGGGCTTGATCAGCGCGTTCATTGCTCGCGATGTGATGACGTTCACGTGCTCATGGCGAATGATCAGCAGTATTCCGAGAAGGTTTGCTGCAACCAAGGCGACAGTGTCAGGGCTCACTCCAAGGGGTTTTTCTTCCTCCCTCATTTTGTGCAGCTTGACAATGCCGTCTAGATTTTTGGCATATTCCTCAGAAACTACTGGCTGGCCTTTGAGCTCGTCGAATGCACGCACCATCGCGTCTTCAACAAGCGTCTGATCTTTGCTTTTGGTAAACATATAGCTCCTTTAGATTGGGGTCCATTATACGCCATGATTTGACTGCGACTCCACAATCGAAGGATGTACGGTTACCTTGAACAGCACTTCAGTTTCCTTCTCAAGTTCTTCAGGTTCCCCAGAAAGCTCAAGCAAATATAACGTCTTCTCGGGTGTTCGGGTTACATTGATAACCCCGCTGTATGCCTTGTGCTTCTCCAGAAACACTCGACATGCATACCCCAGAAATGTACCAAATGTAAAGCCACCTAAGACAAATATGATTGCCATGGTTAACTCCTAACCAAGCATTGCCACCGTTGGGTAAGCTTTCTCTCCTGAGCTGTCTTGAGCACGAATATATTCGGTGATTCTCGAGCTCTGAACTACGCTACTATTACCTTGAACCTCGATTACATCGCCAAGACTATAATCGACGTTGTATTGGAACTGATGCAAGGGCACAATCGTTCCGTCTACAGCCTTGACTGCTCTGGCATTGTTCATAGCTAGAGTTGCTCTGGAATTCAACAGACTTTGCATGGTACCTGCGTTGCCCCCGACCATATCTGTTGTGATATCTTCCTCGAAGGTTAATTCAGCTCTGAGATCCCATCCTGTAGGACCGGATACAGAAGCTGACCCACAACTTGGCGCCAGACCATCTGGATTAGGTGGACAGAAGGAATATACCAAGTTCTTATACACAGCAATGGACTGAAGTTCTTTAATGTTGGTCAAAGTGTCCATGTGAGGAGAGAATCTCACAATGGGGTTAACCGATTGCGCTGTGGTATGATCAAGACCTTTATATGCTTGGAATAACAATTGTCCAGGCACAGCGTCCGTTGGTTCCAACGTTATCCTGATCCCAATCTCATACGTGGTGGCAATAGCGCGCATAGCATCATATACTGGCCCATATGGAACGGCAAGAGCTACCGATCCTGACGGGTCATAACTTTTGAGTCCAAAATTGGGAATCGCCAGCGTTTCTGGATTTGGAACACCCATTGGGAAAGTTTGAGGGGCTATAAGCCAATAATAGACGATAGCCCATAGATACCATCCAGCTGGTTGTGCGCCTGGGCTCCAATACTTATCTTCAGGAGCAGCCGTTGCTCGAATAAACCGATTGTTCATCCAAGGCAGCAGTCCTTGACCGGTTACCTTCAATGATCCACTCTCAATATCAATAGTATCGATCATCATGACTTCTTTGCTGTCATAAAGTCCAACGAAAGTACCTTGAGTGAGGATTTGAATCAAATCCGGTGTAGCTGCTGTCACCAGAGTAATATCACTGTCGCCATAATATCGCTCTGTCCAGATAGCGGACTCGAATTTATCAATCTCATAGGTTTTGACGAAATTTCGGTCCATAGTGAAAAGTTCCACTAGAGACCTCCATATTTCTCATAATAAGTCAGCTGGTAATCTTGGCTACCTGCATCTGTGATTACCGAGAATTTGTTCTGTCCAGGTTGCAAGATCGGCCATTGAGAACCAGTTTGAACCTTGGGAAGAAGGTTTGTTATGGTACCGCCACTCAAATCAACATTTTGAACATACTTGTTGCCTGATAGCGAATTCATCAGAAAGTACTTCAACGAGTCTACGCCTGCAGCAACATTGAAATATGAAAGAGATGGATCGCCGACTTGAATACCAATGCTGGTAGGCGCTGGATCTGAAACTCGTGTAAGTTCAACGTTTATTCCAGTTGCAACAGATCCGTTATAGACAATCGAGTCTGGAGTCGTGTTATCTCGATCTGATTGTCCCGTCACAACCGTTGGATCGACAGCGGTAAAATATGGATCCGGACAGATGATGGAAACCTGTATCTCAAGGTCTTGCGAGAACTGATTGACGTTGGTGTCTTCGACATACCCGTAAATTTCCACCGGAGGCATATCGTTGCTGTAAAATACTAATCTCGTCTGAAGCTTGGGCATGAAATATGCATAGAGAAGTCTGCGAAGACTCTCAAATGACCAAAGATCCCAATCGGGATTTGGATGAACTGTAAGAACGATGTTTCGAGTTCCTACATCACTGCCGGTATAAGCTGCTCCATCAACAGATCCGAAAGGCGAAGTATTGACAGTAGCTTTGACCGGATCCAGACCCGTGATGCCACGAATCTGGACCAGATCGGTTTCTTCTCTACCAGCATCATCCAAATCTAGTTCCGGTGCTGATAGCCACGAACTATACGCCTGCATTTTCGTCAGCACAGCTATTCAGCTCCTTTCTAACCGATCGCAAGAGCACTTCGCAATTGAGATAGCTGGTTCTTCGTTTGCCTATAGATTTCAATCTCAGTAAGAGCCTCCGGCGAGTAATTATTCTGCTGATAGGTAATTGAGGTTCCGCCTTGAGCTGTGGTATCCGTAGTACCGTCTTGACCCATTTGAGTAGAAGATATAGCTGAAGCCTGACCAAACGACGCTATTGGAGTGATTGTAGGAGTCGTATTGATCATATTGGACATATCATCAGCTGCTGCTTGAACTTGAGTCAAGTCCACTACAGGAGTGACTGTTGGATTCATATCAGCCAGAGCACTGAGAGTATCAGGCACAGCACTCAGAGAATCAACCATGGCATTGGTCATGTCTTCCATAGCGCCATTGACATTATCTTGCTGATCTGAAATACCATTGATCATACCCTGCATCGTGTCTATACCAATGTCATAGAAGACCTTCGAAGGCGATCCGATACCAAGCAGTTTCTTAGCCTTGCCTGGAATGCTCCCAATAATACTCATTGCCTTGCTGACCAGTGATCCTGCTAGGCTGCCCATACCATTGATCATACCTTGAACAACGGCTGACCCAAGATTGGCACCTGCTGCTATCAACTGTGGCTCTTTGCTTCTAATGGTATTAGCAACACCGTTGACAAAGCTGATAACCGCGTCGGCACCCTTGTTTACCAGCTGACCAGCACCACTACCAATTGCGGATATGAATTTCCCGATAGCATCTGCTCCGGCATTGACAACTCTACCGAAGTTATTGCCAAGTCCAGTTACAATATGCACGATCATATTTGCACCAGCACTGATGATCTTACTGGCACCATTTCCAATAGCATTCAGGAAATTGGAAATCGCATTGGCACCAGCGTTGATCACCTTACCCATAGCGTTGCCTATACCACCAACAAGACTTGCGATGATATCGGCACCCTTATTGATGACACTTCCGATATTGTTAGCGATGCCTTGTAGGAACTTGCCCAAGACATTGGCACCGGCAGATACAATTGAACCAAGGTGATTGGCTATTGAATTCAAGAACGTCGTAATAAGCGAAGCAATTTGGGCTATCAACAGACCCATATTGTTTCTGATGCCAGTGATAAGAGCTAGAAGCATCCTGAGACCGGCATTGATAATGCTCGGAAGATTATCTACGATAACCTTCAATGCTGCCTGAATAAGAGCGCTAAACGCCTTGGCGATTTGTGGTGCCGCAGCAATTACCGCATTGGCCAACGAAACGAGGATCTTCCCGAGTGCGGCCACGAATTGAGGCGCAGCATTGGCGATCGAAGTGACCACCGTAAGCAGTGCTTGTACAACATTCTGAACATAGACAGGAATCTGTTGCATGAAGTCAGTGAATGCCTTCAACAGAATTCCGACTGCAGTTGGTCCCGCTATGGCAATGGCACTCAGCCCAACGCCAATCAAGGCAATACCTGCCCCAGCCAGAGCCAGACCACCACCAATAAGGACCAAAGCGGCACCTAAAGCCACCAAAGCTGGAGCCACCGGTTCGAGAAGTAAACCAGCAGCACCTAGAATGGCAAAGGCAGCGGCAAGTGCAACCATTCCCTTGATGATGTCACCCCAGGATTGAGAACCCAATTTCTGCAAAGCCGGAGCAAGAATTGCGACCGCACCTGCTGCGACAATCAGAGCCGCTGAGCCGCCCATAGAGCCCTGCATAGCCATAAGACCTACGGCAAGCACTCCGAGGGCCAGAGCGAGGCTTACAATGCCCTTTCCGAGGGTTCCTACGGACTGTCCACCGAGACTTTCGATGGATTTGCTTAAACTCGAGATGGCGAGAGATACAAGGATCAAACCACCAGCTGTAACTACCATATTTGACGGCATAATTGTCATAGCACCGGCAATGATGAGCAGAGCTGCAGCAATACCAGCCATTCCCTTGGCAATCTCGACCCACTTCATCTTGCCGAAGGAACCGATAGCCCGAGCCATAAGATTCAAACCAGTAGCAACTGCGATAAGACCTAGTCCGATTTGAATCATTCCGGATGGGAACAATCTTGCAGCGAGTCCCATACCACCCATAGCGACGGCAACCGATGCCATACCTTTACCGAGCTCGGTCCAACTCATACCACCGAATTGCTTGACCGCAAGAGCCAGAATATTCAGAGCCACGGCAATAGCGGTTATGCCGACACCAGCAGATATAAGTCCTAGAGTGCTTTTGGAGAGAGGTCCAGCGGCCGCAGATATACCGACGAGTAACACACCAACCGCTACAAGACCCTTGGCCAACTCGCCCCAGCTCATACCACCCAGCTTGCCTACTGCAATTGCGAGAATATCCACTGCGGTAGCCAGTAGAATCATAGAACCGGCAATAATCGGGATCTTGGTAAAGCCTGCCATGGGGATCTTATTGATAATGGCCATAGCGCCGACAAGTTCGCCCATAGCGATAGCAACCCCTGCAATGGCTTTATCAAGTCGCGCAGAGGGAATCAGAGACATTGCAACGATGGAACCCGTTAGAATTCCAACTGCAGCGGCAATCTCGAGCAATGTAGCTGCTTTAACTGTCTGCTGCATGTTCTTCAAGACACCGGTAAGCCCATCGAATGTCTCAGTGACACTCTTCAGCATTCCACCACCGAGCATATCAGTGAAACCACCACTGAAGAACTTCTTGAATACCAGATACATTCCGCCCAGAAGTCCGGTACGGACAATATCAAGTAGCCCTTGCCAATTGATGTTCTGAAGAGCTGTGGAAATCTGAGTTCCGAGATTGGCAAACTCCTGACCAATGGCTTTGAAGCCTGGCATCAGAGCTTGTGATACCTTGCCTACACCAGACCAGAAGTTGTCCCATGCTCGCCTGGCACCATCGAGAATCTTCTGAAGCGGAGAAAATGCGGCACCGAGACCGCCTAGTGCACCAGAAAATCCGCCGGAGGATTTTGAACTTACTCCAGCGAAGAGATTCTTAATGGCATCTGCCATTTTACCGATTAGCTCAAGCGGCTTTGAGAGAATTGTCCCCAATGTCACAAAGAAATCATGAAGCCTATTACCCGACTTGAGCGCCTTATCCACAGAGACCAGGAAATCTCCGATATTACCGGTGAGATCCAGGAATCCTCCGCCGCCCTTGGAAATGGTCTTGAACAGGGTGGAGAAGACAGTAAATATACCTGAGATAATTTGCTTACCGATATCGATAATGGCGAATAGACCGGCAAAGGTACGCTTCAAATTATCAACAGTTGCTGCGCTAGGCATAAGCGACTTCATGAAGTTGTCAAATGCCTTCGTCATGGTGACGAGCTGCGTTGCTGTTGTTGGCGGGAAGATCTCTCGGAAAGCTGCCTTGATTGGAGCCATGACTGCTCCGAGATCTTTCCAAGCCTGTTTCAATCCGTCAATCAGAATAGCTCGTCCACCAAGCTTGGCCCAACCCTCAAGCAGTTGATTCAACGCATAGATAGGCTTTGTCAGAGCGTTCTCAGCGACAGTATGGATCCCACTGAATAGAGTGGTCGCCATGTTGATATCGCCAAATATGGTCTTGAAGATAGCGGCCCACGCTGTGGCAACTTCTTCTTTCAAAGCCTGTGTCAGCTGAGTCATCGTCTTGATGTTGACCGCTGCAGCCAGACCAGCCTTGGCTATCTTCTGAATATTCTTGATCTGAGCATCTGAATAACCCTCAGCCTTGAGTTGAGCAGATGTCATGTCGCCGGTAAAGCCCTTGAGCGTTGTCGTCAGGACCTTACTGGTGAGCCAGCCACTCTTCAGTGAGTTTCTGAATGAGTTACCAGACTTTGTCCACTGATCAAAGGTCTCGCCCACCTTGGCGCCCTTGATGGTGTGCATAGCGACGCCTGTATTGTACAGAGCGCTTTGGAACACCTTGCCGCCCATACCAGCATTGACTACCGAGTTCCAGTCCTGAAGCTTGGTCGTACCGGAAGCGATAGCCTGTGAAAGCTGATACATCGCTGTCGAAGCCTGTTGCGAGGTTGAACCAGACAACGCAGCCAGGTTGGCAATACCCTTGATCGAAGCAGTTGATGTTTTGAGGTCCACACCGGCAGCCGTGAAGGTACCGATGTTCCTGACCATCTCAGAGAAGTTGTATACTGTCAGGTTTGCATACTTATTCAGCTCGTTCAGTGAGCTATTAACCTGATCCAGACCCTTCTTACCGGTAAGGCCAGTGTTTGCCAGGATCGTTTGGACCGCATTGATCTGAGTCTCATAGTTATGAAACCCGTCCATGATCGGGGCCCAAACTATCGACTTGGCAAACTTCAGCCCGGCGTCAACTACCTTGTTGGTAATATTGTTAAGAACCGAAAGCCCAATGACACCAAGCGTGGAGAACTTGCCCTTAATGAAGTCAAGAGCTTTGGCTATAGGGTTGAGGTTGACCTTATTTGCAGATTCACTGATCTGATCCAAGCCTTTACCTGCACTTGGAAATGACAGTGCACTCTTCAACTTGTTAAGAGCATTAATTGCCGTATTGACACCCGATTCGAACTTACTCGATTCGAATGACATTGATACAACTTTATCATCAACACTAGCCATTAGACTTTGGTCACCTCCTTCCACGCATCGGCTGCTATCTGGTCAAATATAGGTCTGATCGCGGGCATAATGTAATCTCGGCCTTGAACATAGCCACCAGTACCTGTGCCATGTCCGTATTGGATGAGAATAGCTATCGGACGGCCTTCGTTGGTGTGATGATTGTGCCAACGAATTGAGTAATATCCTTTATGTTGTTTGATCTCGTAATACCAGGAATGAGCCGTCTCACCCGTATCTTGAGGCGTAGCATTCGACAAGGCGTTTACACCTAAAGAGCCATACTTACTAAGAGTCGCATATAGATCGTCCTTACTCAAGTGACTCAAATATCGCTCTGTATTGTCGAATGACCCTTTCTGAGTAATTTGAATAGGGCCAAAACTCATTTTACACCGTGATTAGACTAATAACCACAATTCCAGGATCACCTGCGGTACGACTTCCCTTGGACGAACCGTAAATATAAGGAAGACCCGTCAACGGAGTGGCTTTTGCACCACTTGCGCCTCCTGGAACTGTATTCGGTGAGTTACTACCTGGGTCAGTATCCGGGGTATCTCCTGGACCGTAAACCGATGTATCTCCAGGATTATAGGACCCTTTCCCACCTGATGTAGCCGCGTTAAGCGTAGTACCTCCACTGCCATACTTACCTACTCCCCCGGCGCCTCCACCTCCTCCTTGGCCGATGTTTCCAATCCACGTACCATCTGCTCCAGCTGTTCCAGGAGTTCCCGGTCCCGTTGCAGTTGGAGTCCCAGCTGTGCCACCAAGTGCACCTCCTCCTGCCAGTGCTCGAGCGCCAACTCCACCATCTCCGCCATTTGCGGATGTAGGTGCTGTAGCTGAGTTTGATTGGGCTTGACTGCCCCCTTTTCCACCAGATGCTTGGCATGTGCTTCCGTTGAATGTTGATGTTCCACCGTCTCCTCCGTCGGTAACAAGTCCAACGTTGGCTGGATCTTCCTTGCCCAAAGCACCGCCTGCACCAACAACAACTGGACAATTGGATGGGAGAGCAGATAATAGACCTTGAACTCGATGAAGTCCTCCGCCACCGCCTGCTCCACCATAGTTTCGAATGAGTGTACCGGTATTCTGCGTGTCGATACCACCACCCATTCCGCCTCCACCACCAATACAAATCACATCAAAATTGGTATAACCCAGATCGATGTATTTTGAAGCATCGAAATTCTGATTAGCAGTGAATTGTATAACTACTGGAGCTGGTAGAATTAGACTTCCAGCGAGTTCAAATCTCATTAGTTACTCCGGATTAGTAAGCGCCTGAACGGTTGACAGAATATCAGCATCTGTGATAACCGCTTCATCCTTACCCGGCTCATACTCCGGATCATCAGGATGCGAAGCAAGAGATGAAGCCCATTTCTCACCCCATGAAGGTGATGATGCCCAAAGGTATTTATTACTTTCTACCCATGCTTGCGCAGCATATGCTCCCTGATTAATCGAATCATTTTCAATAATTGGTGCATTACCAAGATGCGCTTGTTGCGTTGCACACGCAGTTAAACGTTCCATCATGAATTGATCATTAGCAATCGCCGAAATTGCCAAATATGAATCGCTCACAAAGGTCTCCCTTCTATATGAAATGAAAACGAACCATCAATTAATGTACCGGTATTATCAGGTCTATAAGTATTAATTTGCGTCATATCCGCTTTCGCAGCTATCAAATAAATTATCGCAAATGAAGTTGATACTGTGGTTATTACTGGTACATCTCGAAACAATGGAACAAATCTAATTATAAAAACACCAGTACCATTTTTAGTACAAACCCAATCATTTGATCCAGGGAATGCTATTCCGCCTTGTCCATTGACCATGCCAGTAATAATACGTAAATTATTACGATTATCTTGAGAAAGACTTCTCATTATGCCACCGCCAAATCAATCTGACTCTGAGAATCAAGTGTATCGAATGTTGCATAAAGATTTGCAGCATCCATACCTTCTATATGATCGCCGACATTCTTAGGCGATGGCAAAAGAGTTTGTGAACCCTTTGCATAAAGCGCATTGATTTGTTCAGCAGTAAGTGCATAATTACATACAAATACACTATCAATTTCCCCAATAAGCTTACCATCAGCAGTAGTATTCGGATTAGCTCCTATTTTAAAACCAGGAGCGCCAATCAAAACAACTGGATTAAGAACAGTTGAAATGCCTACAAGTTTGCCATCTAAATACATTTTACGAAGCGCACCGTCTAATGCACCATTGTTTTCGACACCAACGATAAAATGCCATGATCCGTCCATAGTATACGGGCCAACGATACCATCAGCACCACTAGAAATAGTAATTTGCCCACTACTTGATGTCCAAATACGAGCGTCCCCGCTAGCAACTGTCCCCCAACCCATTTTTGTCTGTGCTGGTTGTGATTCCCTAAACCAACAACCATACGATCGTGGTGCCATTCCTGAAGGAAGACCAGTATCTGCCGATGACAAAAATTGAGTACCATTAAATAGAAACGCATTTCCGCCAGCACCATCTACACCAGCCACACTAGTAGCAGCGTTATTATTAGTTAATGCCGAACCACTTGAACCTTCATCACCAAGAGAACCCGCCGAGAAATTATACAATCTTAAAGGTTGCGTCGGAAAATCAGCAGCAGCAAGAGCTCCGCCTTTACGACGACGACGAACATTCAAATTTACACGTGTTGGTACAGCAGAAAGTGTATGTCCAATTTTTACACAATACAACATACGAACTTGGTCTTCTGAAAGAATATCGGCAGTAACAAATACTTCATCTATACGACCATAATGGGGATTAGAAGCATTTGTTGAACTATCAGCACCATTACTGCCAATATTAAAGGGCGCTGACGAACCAATCAATAATCCGGGACTATTACAAGCACCTTCCAAAGTTCCATCGGTATAAAGACGCACAATTTCACCATCAAATGTGCATACTATAAAATGCCAACGATCATCACAAATATCTATTGATGTTACTGGCGTAATTAACATATTAGAACCATCGTACGAAAGCGAAGCATTAGCTATATTATTTACAATAACTATTTGCCATCCGTAATTACCTGCGGCTCCAAGCTTAGATACAAGACCTTGATTTGAGCCTCGTCTTGCTGTTTTAGACCAACAACCAAACGAACCAGTTTTAATTCGAAATGGATCGGATGCTCCCGTATCTGGAATATAAAATGCTTGACCAGAATTACCTGAAAATTGCGCAGCAGTGTTTGCAATACCATTAATCCCACTAGTAAAAGGTACAGCACCCTTATTACTAAGAGCTCGCCCATTACCACTAGCATCAGACAGATCGGAAAGATTCCACAAACCAAGAGGTGCATTCAAACCAATAGCAGCAAAATCCGCCGGAGACAATTGTCGACCTGCACGAAGCTGATTAGCAATGCCCATATCCAGAATTCCTGAAGCATTGAGAACTGGAAGCATAGATCCAACTGGACCCTGAGGGCCTGTCGGGCCAATTACACTACCTGCATTGATCTGTGAACCATCATGCTTGGTGAGAATCAGATTACCATTACCATCCACATCACCATCAATGACCGAGGCGGCTTCAATTGCCAGCATACGATCAGCAGTAAGACCTGTTACTGTAGCCATTTCACCTCCTCAGCCTTGATCACCGACGTTTGTAGAAGAAATCTGATACGTAGTTGCATCCAAATATGTCGCATCAGCATTATCAATCTGAAATATGGTGGGATTTGTCATGGAAATGTATGTATCAGATTCATCAATAGCCGACCAAGTTCCATCGCCATGATCCACAATGATAAGCGCGCCCAGATAACCGAACATGTCCAGAATTTGTCCGATTGTGGGAAGTGACGGTGCACTATCGACAGTTCCATATAAAATGTTTTCAATTGATTGAAGAAGGTCAGGTGGAGTCTCAATTGAATCGATAGAAATGTGAACTGTTGGTCTGAACTTGGCAACACGAGGAGGTGTACCAGTTAAAGCCCATGCAAACTCAATCGGAGTATTGGAAGCTCCCTTGAGCGAGGCAAAGGCATACGTATCAGCATTGGCTACAAGATTGTAAAGAAGATGAATCTTGTATCCATAACTCTCTCCTTGAACATCATTGAGAAGTATAGTTCTGTATGAAAGATTGAAGCTCTTGGCTGGCTGATCGTGATATTCCAACCCTGGAGAAGGAGTGACAATCCCATTGACATCATCGAATTCATCGGGATAGGTGAAAGCTTTGAGTTTGCCGGAAAAGTCCCCCGGGAGAATATTGTCCAAATACTTTACCCCATCGAGATAGAACGATTTCAGAGTTTGAGCAGTAGAATCCTCGACAGAGGTGAGACCATTCCAAGCCACTGCTCTACCGTCTTGCAGATAGAGAACGCCTCGATCGATGCCAGTTTGATAAACTCTCTCACCAACTTTGTCCCAGACTAATGTTGCCATGTCACCTCCTCTCTAACCTTTGGTTCTGAACTGTGCTCTACGTTGAGCATTGAGTTCTCGATTCCGAGCCGCGATTTCAGCTCGACTCATCTTCTTTGGCTTCGATTGTTTGATGTTGCACACTCGAATCAAGGTGAACAAACGATTGAGATGCCATGTTTCACATTCAAATGGGATCTGAAAAGCAATCATCCAATAATAGATGAGCTCAGCAGTGATGACTTCTCGGCTTTGAGGAGTACCTGGCTGATCATTGAACCAGGTAGCAGTCATCTTCGCGTTGATGTAATTGTTTATCTCTTCAACATTCGCTTCAGAGAGTCTGGAGAAAATTTCCTCTGGAACTTTGGTCGAGGTCATAAACTTTACGTACTCCAGAACTTCTTCAATAGTTTTGTCATCATTACCGAGAAACGGCTTCTCGTGTTTTGACTCCCATTTTGACAGTGAGACCAAAGAATGCTCTAGCTCCAATACAACGTCACCGTCCGTGGTGAATTCTTGAGTAGCATCGTTGAACATCTCGACACCAGAAACTACAATAGTGAGCACTCTCTGGCCTCCTTCTCATAACAGCCCCCTACTCAGATGAAGAATCAGCAGGAAGTTGCTGTGCTTGAACTTCTTCTGTTCCCGTTCCAGTGACCAGCGCGAGAATAGCATCCGGAAGAGGAAGATTCGGAGTAACAGGCGTAGTACCATCCGAACCGTAAAGCTCATCTTCAATTGCCTGTAGATCCGATGCAGACAGCAGTGTTGAATCAAGCACAATCAGAGCGGTTGGCTTATAATCTGTAACCGGTACCGGGGTCGTCGTCACATCCCAGCTAAAGTCGATTGCAGCTGGCTGATCGTTAATAGTGGCATAAGCCTTCTGAGATGGAGCTGCCTGGCATCCATAAACCAGATGAAGCTTGTAGCCGTGATCGGTACCATCAACATCATTACCGAGAACTGTTCGGTAAGAGAGTCCGAAGATCTTGCGACCCTGCTGTCCAACAACGACGCCTGACTTCGGGGATTCCGAACCATCGCACTGGGCGAATTCTTCGGGATATGTAAACGCCTGAATCGTGCATCCGAACTCCTCAGCGGAAATCAGATTCAGATACTTGAGGTTGTCCGCATACTGCGGGTTCGAAGCCGCACCCGAAGGCGACTCCGTAACAGTGGTGAGGCCATTCCAGGCAACTCCCGGAGTATATGCTCCCGTATCGTCAATCGGATACAGGACTCCGTGATCTACACCAGTTTCGTAGGTTCGCTCGCCAATGTCATCCCAGGTAAGAGCGGGTGGCATTTCTT